GATACCCATAACAACAAGTTCTGTATCGAAGTTGTCCATCATAAATCTAAGAAACTTATTAACTTTTTCGTTAAATTTCTTATCTTTCTTGTCATTTGCTTCTTTGAGTTCATAACATAACGAAACCGTAAGGGAGTACATTGCTGATATTTCTTTCGATTTCAGTTCTGTTATTTTGCCTTCAAGTATTTCTGAAGGATTAGGTAACTGTGAAGCCACCTTTCTATGAGCCATGAACTTAACCGCAAGTCCTTCGCCCACTGCACCACTGACCAAATCGGTCACAGTGTTTTCATCTAAATCATCTGAAAGCAATTCGCTCACAAATGACCAAGATCTCGGAGTAGCAAACGACCTACTTGGTGACTTAGGATCAAAGTCATATAAGTCTTTTTTGCTAAAAGTTAGATATCCAACAACGTCTTTGTTCACATTGTTAGCCACTGACCATTCAAACCAGTCTTCAAATTCTGGTTTCATTTCTAAGTGGATAAATCTGTTTGCCAACGGAGCAGGCATTCTGTAAACAACACCTTTGTCTGCCTCTCTATTACCAGCCGCAACAATAAGAACATTGTCTGGTAATTCATATTGTCCTACTCTTCTGTTTAATATAAGTTGATATGCCGCCGCCTGTACACTAGGTGCCGCAGAATTCATCTCATCCAAAAACAATATCATATTTTTGTGTTTTTTAGCCAACGCCTGTGTAGGCAGTTCTGAAGGACTTGCCCAAGTCATATTGTTTTCTTTTGAATTGTAATAAGGGATACCTTTAATATCTGTAGGCTCCCATAAACTCAATCTAATATCAATTACTTTGGCATTGATATCTTTACCTATTTGGTGAATTATATCTGATTTACCAATACCAGGGCCGCCCCATAAAAATATTGGTCTTTTAATTTTTAATGCGTGTAAGATACTTGCCTTTGCTTTATTAGGCGAAAGTTGTCTTGTTGTAAGACCAGCATCTTGTGTTTTACTTTGTTTTACCATTTTGTACTCCTCGTTAAATTGTTGTTATGTATTAATAATATATTCTTGTACCAAAAAAGTCAACCAGAAAGATAGGTCAAAAACGTCAAGGTTTATGCGGGTGATTTAGCCTGTGGATAACTATTCTTGGTTTTCTAGGCGAGATAGTGCTTTATTCAGACCGTATTTTCTAATATCTCCTGAAAACAACATCAATTCCATTGCTTTCTTTTCGTTGGTCACAATTACACCATCGTCTGCTAGGTAGTATGGACAGTCTATGTATTTGTCTAAGAATATAATGGTTTGGGTGGTAAGGTTGAAATCAGCAGGAAAAGGTACATCATAAGTCTTTAATTGAAGTTTTTCTTTTATAAATGTCAATCCATCATCAGTTAGACGTAAACCACCTGTGCCTTTATCCCTAGTGTTTTTCCACCATGTAGGCATATATTCTTTTAAGGTGTTTTGACTGATGCCTATATCAGCCTGCTTTAGGAATATTTTAGTGTAGGTTTCTTTCCAGTTCATTGTTCACTGACAGTTTCACCCTGGGTCAATTTGACCACTGTGAAGTCTTCAGTGTTGAACATGGTGTTCATCTTTTTGGCTAGATTGAATGCGTGTCCAGGATTTGAAAACGATACTTTCTTGTATTTTGGACCCGGGTAGTTATTCAGCACATTTGCCGATTTTAAATTGAATGGTTTGTTCTTGTAAAACACTGCCCAGATGCCTTCAGCCGCTAGGATCTGTTCGCTCTTGTAAGATTTGCGATCTGTGTGTTCTAGTAGTATAGTCGGTTTAGGTCTACTCATATTATATGAGTATTTATCTAAATTTGAAAGTATTATAAGTTACCGCCGTCTACTTTAACTTCTATCGTTTCTGCTTCTGTGCTTGTTTTTTGTGTCATTAGACCCTCATAATCACCCGCTAAACGGGCCAACACTGTGGCTAGGCTGTATGTGACTTGCTTGGCTGTATTGATGTCTAAACGCACTTCTTTTTGATTGCTGAGATCAGCACCTTTGACTTGTTGAATAAATTGCTGTAGACTTGCTGTATTAATAGGTTCTTTTGTTGGCATTGCTCAACTCCGTTTTCATTTCTAGTGATGTTCTAAATGGTCCTTTAAATGGATATATGTCTAAAGTTAACAGTTTGGGACAATAACTTCTTACCCAACCTTTTTCAAATTTGATAATGTAATATCCGGCACAATATAAACTTTTTGATTTTTTGCTTTTGTTAAACAAAGGTAATTTACGTTTTACATCAAACACCATATTGAATGGTTTAAATTTTGAAGGATAATCGTACACAGAATTATCTTCATTTTCTTTTTCTTCTTTTGGAGCACTTATTGATGAACCCCACATCCAATCACCATTAAAATTCTTCTGTAATTGTTGTTGAGTATCAAATATTCTTGTGCCATCTGAACAACTAAACATATATCTTCTGTCTTCTTGTTTACATATTGTTCCTACTTTTTCACCATTTGATTCTAATATCCAGAATCTATTTTCCAGTATTGGCTTGGCATAAAATTTAATTGTCATGCTATTGCCTCCTCTTTTATTTTATATTTTGCGTTTAATGGATCAGCATATGTTTGAGGATATTCTGCTATCTTCTGCATATCCCATTTAGCACAAAATTTTATTAATTTTAATCCTACCTGTTCAATTGACTTGCTTTTGACACTATTGATTGTTTCTTTTATCAATTTTTTAATTTCCTCAGGTTGTGCTGTCAAATCACATAGAGTTACATTTCTTTGATAATCATCCATTACTCTATGTTCATCACCATTGTGATCAACCCAACGTTGAAGCATCATATTATTCCAGTTGTATCCTTTTGAATTTCTATCTTCAAATGCTTCTTGTAAACCAACTTTTTTCTTTGTGCCTTTTGTACGCACACCTGGATATGCGGAAAACACATTGTCAGCAGTATCGCCTCTCATACATTTTTCAAATAATAACCATTGTGGATCTGGAGCCGGTCTATCTTCTCCTGTTTTCTTATCTTTTACTCTGTTGCCTTTGTTGTCAAAATATCCTTCATGTGTAATTGTTGTTTCTGTAATACCATTATACTGACATACATTAGGAGCAATCAATTGAGCAAAGTCTCCATCTGTGCTTATTATAAAATGATTATCATTAGGATGTGCTTGTATCCAGCCAGCAATTAAATCGTCTGCTTCAAGTTTAGGATTTTGTAATGTAGTGCAGTTTGTTTTTGTTTCAATGAACTCTTTAAAGTTGTCAAATGTTTCCCAAAACACTTCATCTTCTTCTACTTCTTTTTCTGTTCTGGCATCTCTGGCATTTTTCCTGTTTCTTTTGTAAGGTTCATAGAAGTCTTTACGCCAACTTCTACCTTCTAAACAAAATACAACATGGTCACCTTTAAAGTCTTGCCACACTTTTCTAATGCTGTTTAGTGTGATATGTAGAGCCATACCTATTTTAGAATCCAAATCACTTTGTATTGCGTGTTTGGCTCTAAAGAAAGTGTTTGCTGTATCTACAAGAATGTAATTCATTAGTATTTTCTTACAATATGCTTTCTTAATGCTCTAGTCAACTCTTCAATTTTATCAATGATACTGATCAAACTGGGATCTGTAATGTACTTGCCAGCCTCTTTTGCTTGATCTCTTAAAGCATCATATTCTCTAATTGATATACGCACCATTGGAGTAGTATCACGTGTAGATTCATTCTCATATGTTGCGTCTTCTGATCTGTCATCTGTCATTTTATTCTCCTTTAACTTATTTCTGATTTGTCGTCACTTAGATTTTTTGTGTTGATATATCCAGCACCTCTTGTTGGATCTAAACCTTCTTCTTGAAGTATGTTTCTTGCTATTGTTCTAAACCAAGCATCAACAATCTGTTCATTTGATTCGCCTTTGTAGCCTGCATCTAATAGTTTTTCAATGAATTCGTTATTCCAATCCAATTCAAAAAATCCATTTCTTATATTTTCTTCATTTATTTTAGTGTCCAGCACAGCAACCCAAGCCTCACCTTTTTTAGTTGCTTCTTCTTTTTCTTTCATCAGTGCGTCCAGTTTAGGATTTTTACTGATTTCTTCAGAAGTAGTTTCTTTCTTTTTTACAAACTTGTCTTTTACTTCTTTTATTTTTTTCATTATATCCATTTTTTTACCTCCGATACATTTTTAAGTCTTTCTTCTTCCTTCAAGTGTTTAAGTCCCCCAGGCATTTCCGAATATGTCGACATGGAGTCTTGGAGTGTATCTCCATCCTCTTGCCATTGCCAACTCGGCAACTGTTTTTGTGTTGAGTTTGTATTCTTCTGATCTGCCTCCCAATGGCATGATATAAACGGGAACGTTGATTCCCACTTGATTGTATTCGGCA